TGTTACAGCGACTGACAAGCTGGGTTACAAGCAGATCGTTGAACTGAAAGCTTACGCGAAGGATAACTATATCCGTGGTATTCGCGGTGCTGGCAACGAAGAGACATTCCACCTCTTTGTTACCCCACAGCAGATGGCTAACCTCAAGCTCGATGCCGACTTCCTTGCGAACGTCCGCAACGCTGGCGTCCGTGGCACAAGCAACAGCTTGTTCTCTGGCTCTAGCAGCCTGATGGTTGATGGTGTTATGTGTCACGAGTTCCGTCACGTCTTCTCAACTGAAGGCGGAACTACTGGAACTTCTGCTAACGCAGGTGCTGCCGGTTACAAGTGGGGTGCAGACGCAGATGTTACAGGCGCACGCGCACTGTTCTGCGGAGCACAAGCCCTTGCAATGGCTGACATTGGCGCGCCAGAAATCGTCGAAGATACTTTCGACTATGGCAACCAGTCAGGCATCTCTATCGGCAAGATCTTCGGTCTGAAGAAGCCCAAGTTCAACAGCGACTACAACGGCGCTGTCGAAGACTTCGGTGTTATCTGCCTAGATACTGCTCAGTAATCTCCCCTTGAGAGCATTGCCCCCTTACAGCTAACGCTGCGAGGGGGCCTTTTTAAAGGCTAGAAAATGAGAATTAAGGCCGAATTTGATTTGAGAGTAGCCACTTTAGGCGGCGGTGTCGTTTGCCTGCAAGCTGGAGTGGAAAGAGATGTTTCAGAGGCAATAGCTGCTATCGCTATTGGCATGGGAGCGGAGGCCATAGGTGTATCGGTTGAGTCTGCCCCAGAACCCGTTGAGCCTGATGTTGATCCAGTATTCGAAGCTGTAAACGCAATCGAAGAGTTGATTAATGTTGGATCACCGGACGATTTTAAGACAACTGGCGAGCCCAAAGCAGCCGCAATCCATCGTGTGATGGGAAAGCAAGTCTCTGCGGAGATTAGAGAAGCCGCTTGGGATCAAGTGCTAAATGGCTGATGGGAGCTAAAGAATCATGAGTGTATCTGTTCAATCGATTGTAGACCGCGTTCAAATAACGCTCCAAGACACAACGGGCGTTAGATGGCCTGTTACTAGTGAGCTTGTTCTGTGGGTCAACGACGCACAGCGAGAAATTGCACTCTTTAAGCCAGACGCGTCGGCGAAGAATACGACAGTGACACTTGCCGCCGGCACTAAGCAGTCAATACCTAACGATGGTAACCGGCTGTTACGCGTCGTAAGAAATATGTCCGCCGCAGTTGATGGTACTGGCGCACGCGCTGTACGAATTGTAGATCGCGAGGTGCTCGATGCGCAGTCCCCTACTTGGCACGATCCAACTGTTACCGGCGATGCTGCTCACGGCGCTACTGTTAAGCATTATATTTATGATGATAGTAATCCTATCAACTTTTATGTTTATCCAGGGGTTACGGGATCAGCGTTCGTCGAAATTATCTATTCGGCGAACCCAGTCAGCGTTACTCAGAGCGATAACTTAGATATCCCAGACATCTACGGAAACGCAGTAGTTAATTATGTTTTGTATTCAGCTTATATGAAAGATGCAGAGTACGCGGGTAATAGCCAGCGCGCTGCGAATCATTATCAGTTGTTCATGTCGTCTATTACTGGAAAGTCTCAGATTGATGCCGTGACGAATCCTAATACTGATCTCATGTCAGTGGCACCTCGGATGGCAACCCAATAATTTGAGGTGACCGCCAATGGCGACTTTCGAGTCTTTACTACCAGACGTTTTACCCAGCGTTCATGGCTGCTCAGATGCGATGGCTATATCAGCTCTTCGCTCCGCGGCCATAGACCTGTGCGTCAAATCTGAAATCTACCAGCAAGAACTAGACCCTGTAACGACGGTTGCAAAAATCTATGAATATGACCTCGAGCCTCCAAAAGGCACGGTCGTTGAGAAGATTCTTTGGGCTGTCTACAAGGGTGACAAGTTAGAGCCTATCAGTACTGCGCTTTTAGAAAAGCGTCAGCCAAATTGGCGCGACCCTTCTAAGTTTTCTATCCCCGAGTATTTTGTCCAGCAGACCCAAAGTACGTTTTGGTTAGCTCCGGTGCCAAATACTACGGTTGTCGAGAGCGTGATTTTACGCGCTGTACTTAAGCCAACAGTAACCAGTACGACTCTTAGCGACGAGATACTAAACGATAACAAAGACGCAATTGTAAATGGCGCCTTGTTTCGATTGTTGCGAACTCCGTCGAAAGATTGGACTGATTACGCTGCGGCGCAGATGTACGGAATGCTTTACAACGAAGGCGTCAAAGATGCTGAGAATAAAGCGCGTTCAGGAAATACACCAATAGCAAGGAATGTGAAATATGGAGGTTACCACAGTAGCCCTTTCCGCCGGCGATACACTCAATATAGGTGAGATACGAACCGAGTGGCATTGGATTAAGCCTGCGATAGAAGAGATTCTCGAGGCTAATCCACACTTAACGTACATCCCAGAAGATGTGTATGCAGAGGTTAAATCGGGACACGCAGTATTGTGGGTTGCAGACAAAGCGTTTGCAGTAACGACTAGTGAGACAGACCAGTATTCAGGCGAAAAGACACTACTCGTTTGGGTGTGTTGGAGTAAACCAAACGGAACATCAGTTTTGTTTCGGCACCTTGAAGAACTGACACGAGTTGCTGCGGACAGTGGTTATGCGTGGATCGAAACGAGGACCCAAAACGAGCGTCTAGGCGAAGCACTGGAACACTGGGATTGGGAGCTGGATCACATAGTTTATAGGCGATCATGTCATGTCTTCAAAACCTAAACAGTCTGATTACCAAGCTTCAGATGCGGAGAAAGCCTCAGCGTCTGTGGCTCTTCAGAACTACAACTACTTTAAACAGAACTATTCTCCGCTCTTGCAAGAAATGCGAGACCAAGCGAAGTCAGCGGATGTTGGCACAACGCTTCGTGGGCGTGCAAACGCCGACACTATGCAGGCGCTGACACAGCCCTCTTATAGAAATACTCAGCAGGTTGATTACGGGTCTGACCTCGGAAAAGCGTACCAAGGACAGCTTGGCGTCGCTAATACCTCAGCGAAACAAATTCAGAACCAGATGGGCACGAATGTCCTTGGCACTGCTCGCGGGCAGGCGGCGGATGCTTCTACGGGCATGGCACAACTTTCCCGATTAGGCACAAGTGAAGCACTGAACCGCGCCAGGAATAAGCAGATGGTCGCTCAATCTAAAATAGATGCTGCGACTACTATCGGTGGCGCATTTGTGATGCAGGGATTGGACAATAAGGAGACTGGAGGCACGTTCTTCACTCCGCAGAAGAATATGCCGCGTGGCCAAGCCGGACCTCCGCAACGAGTAAGTTCGCTGAGAGACCGGTTCAACTACTTTGTAAACGGGTAAGCGTATGAGCAATAGAAACTATGAAGACATGGAAGGCCTTGGCTATTTGCCAACTAACGCTTCGCAGGGTAACTCATCACTTCCGGTGGTTGCAGATCCTGAAGCGGCCTATGCCCAAATCACTCGCGGCGAGTTCCAAGATTACATTAAGAATTTTCGCGGTATGGAAAATGATCTTATCAAGCGCGCCCAGACTGACACCTCTTTGGTAGACCAAGCACGCCTAGATTCAACGTCGGCAAGTGATCTTACTAAGCAGATTGCGTCAAGAAACCAGCAGCGTTACGGCGGTCAAATGACTCCTGCTCAGGTGCAGGCGATGCGAGGTTCAATACAGCGCGGCAGCATTCTTGGGCAGATCCAATCGGTTGGTGATGCTCGCATTGCGCAGAACGAAGCTAACACTAACTTAAAAGCCGATCTTATAAACATTGGCCAAGGCGTAAACCGCTCAAGCCAGAGCCAGCTAGGTTCTGCTGCAGCTGATGCTAACTCGCGCAGGCAGGCATTTGACGCAGCTAAAGCGCAGAGCAGAGCAAATACATACAGCACCATTGGCCAGTTAGGCGCAATGGCCATTTTTGCGTTGTCGTTCTAGGAGAAAGAAATGGCTGGATTAGGTGACCTTTCGCCGATGTTGAACATGATGCGGCAACGCAAACAGGATCGTGCAAATAACGAGTACAGAGATTCCGTTCTGGCGCAGCGTGATGCTGAGCTCGCCTATCAAAAAACTCAGGACGTACAAAATAATGAGGCCCGCAATAGACAACTCTTGGCAACCGAAGAGTCAGTAAGAAATCAGACCGCCCAGCAAGCCAATCAAGACCGTGCGGCAGACGCTCTAAATATTGCATATGAAAACAAGATAATAGCGTCGTCAATCATCCCGATCATTGGACCAGGTTTGACCATCGATGAATATGGGGGCTTCAATGTCAGCGACGACGTTTTTGAAAAACTGTGGGCAACCGACAAAGAATCGGTAGTGAATGTTCTGAAGCAGTCTCCCCAGTTCACCGCAGTACGGTCCCCCTCGGGTGGTGAATACGAGACAGTGAAAATCGAAGAACTTGGTGATGACCGCTATGCTGTTATTGTAGGAAACGCCGAAACAGAAGGGCCATTAACAGAAGGGGGCACAACTGATGATGCAGATCCCGTCATAGAGTTCGATGGCGCGACGTTGAGACGAATCTTTGCAAATGGTCTTGGTGGCATGATGTCTAACGGGGGGTGGGAATCACCGCAAGCCCAGATATATGGCACCATGATGAATGACGCAGTTCTTAGAGCCGACATGGTAAAACTCGCCGCTCAGGGGCTCGGCGACCAAACAAGCCAGTTGGGTCAGGCTGGGGATACTGGAGGCGTTATCGCGGGTAGAAGAGCCCTTCTTGATGTAAATAATGCGAGCTACGATGAGCTGGCTCAAATGATAATAGATGTGCACGGTATGTCTGCAGAGGACGTGGCAGCGCAGTTCCCAAGACCCACTCAGCAATCCCCAACATCACAATCTTCTGGAAACCCGCGCCTGCCTTCTGCTGCGGAATCAGGAGAGGAAGCGATAGCGTCGCTAGAGGCTATGGGTCTTAGTTTCGAGCGATCTGAAGATGGCGCTTTTGGTGCTATGAATATCCCTGAAAACGCGAGCCCTAAGCTAAAGAGTTTACTAAAAGGTTTTGAGCAGAGACGTTCTCCGTCTGCCGTTGATGTGAATGACCCCGATTCGATGACGGACGAAGCCGATCAATATCGATCACGAATGGCTATGTCGTCAGCAAAAAAAGTACAAGATTACGCGAGCGGCTTAGAAACTCAGATAGAGAAACTTGAGAATAGGGCGGTAAGAAGTGGCCACGCTGGTCAACAAGACATACGTGATCTAAAGAATGCTCGTAGGGATTTTGAAATCTTAAATCCATCAGCTGTGACGCCTGATAGCAAGTTAGGCACCGAAGAAAACCCTATTGATCCACCTGATATGACGCTTACTCGCGAGAACATGATTGCGAAGATTAAAGAAGGAGACTTAGTTTTTACAGACGATCAGCGCAATCAAACGGCTCAATTACTAAAGAATGCCGGCGTTACAACGGCCTCAGATCTGGGAAATATACGGTCACGGGAGGCAACTCTTGCGGCAGCTATAATAGCCACTTCTGATGCATCTCTTAACGTTGCTCAACAGCAAGCGCTTTTACAAAAGCTGTTTAATCTTGCAGAGCGCGGCGACATGGATTATGGGCGGGGCGAGCAAATCGACGATTTCGGTAATCGGGCAACTCTAAACCAGAGAATAAATGAATCTAGAGCGGCTGAAAGTAAAGATTTTAGAGAGATCACTGAGAAAGTGAACGACGAGGTATATGCACTAACAGTGAGAGCCGGTGCGCAGGGGGAGGACGCCGTTCCCTGGAACGACGTATCAATTACAGCGGATGCACGACGTATATTTAGTACTTTCGAAGACCTTCCAGAGGGTCCTGCAAAATTCGCTTATGGCCGAGGTGCTGCTGAGGTTGCGGCCGTTGTACTCAAGAAATATGCAGAACAGAAAGACCCTGGCATGTTCAGCGAGGAGTTTTGGCAAAATCTTGTGCGGTCGGATTCATCTGTAGACTATCCAATTGATAGCCTATTAGATCGCATCGTTGTAGATCCAAAAGGGAAAACCTTCGGGTTTATCGATGTCGGAGACGAGGCCGGCATATCAAGGGGAGAAATTCCATTAATAGTGGCCTACAATTTGTTTGGTAGGGAATACGTAGACAAAACCCTAATTCCGAAAGCACGAGAACGTTCGCCGGTGGCAATGTAATGCCGAGCGCAACAGAATATTTAAACAGTATAATTGCACAAGACGCTAAGCTCGTTGAGCAGAATAATGCGCTTCTTGATCAAATAATTACTGCCGACTCCCCCGCGCCTGATACCACTTATACCGCTGGCACCGCGTACAGTCCGTTCAAAGCGGGCATTCGTCAAGGCGCTAACGCGTTTGCGGGTGATATCGAATATTTTAAAGCGCTTGGTAACACTCTCATCGGAGACGAAGAGGGCGCTCAGAGAAACATAGAGACCGCGCGCATTCGATCCGATCAAGCGTCGAAAGCTGTAGCGGGACTCGAAACATTTCAAGAATTCACTGATGCTCCAACATTCTCTGGGTTCTTGAACCAAGTTCAGATGGGCCTTGGGCAAGTAACCCCATTCGCGGCGGAAACGATTGCTGCGGGTCTTACTGGTTTTATTACAGGTGGTGCAGCTCCCCTTGCTTACGGCGCGGCTCGGAAAGCAGCGACAGAAGGCGTCGAAGCGATAACGAAAAAGCTGGTCACTGACATTGTCCAGAAAAAAGGCCGTGGCGAAACGCTCGATGCGCTCGAGAACGACATTGTCGAAGGGCTTTGGAGCCAAACAAAACGTGGGGCGAAGATCGGCGGTCAAACTGGTGTTGTAGCTGGCACTTATCCTATTAACACCGGCGAGAGTTTTAAAGAATTTGACGAGGCAGGCGTAGATCTCAACGCAGACCGCGCCCTGCAGTCCTTGTTACTTGGCGGTGCATCAACGGCGCTCGAGGTAACCGGCGAAGCGCTTGTCCTTAGCAACCTCGCTAAGCTTGCGAAACGCAAAGCAGGTTCTGATCCTAAGAGCATATTAAATCTGTATGCCACCAACATTGCTAAGAATGCGGGCCTTAGTTCTATAACCGAGGGCGCAACTGAGCTCGGCCAAGAAGGTCTTCTGGTTGCACAGCGAATGGCTGTGGATGACAGCTACACCCAAGACGACGCAAATCTAAGACTCGGTCAGGCATGGTTCATGGTCACTATAGCCGGTACTGCTATGGGCGGTGGCGGTGCAGCTGTGGCCACAACGCCAGACGCGATATCGCGAGTATTTGATAAAGCCAAAGAGCTGTCTAGGAAAGGCCGCGCGCAAGAAGTTTCCTCAGAAGTTGACCAAGAGCAGTATGGCAATGTTGGCGGTTTCTATACGACACAAGAATCTCAAGGCGACATTTTCGCGCAGTATGACGCGATGCAGGACGAAGGCTACGGCAAGAAGGCGGTGTGGGTTGCCGGTGAACCTAAAGATAACGGCTTAGGTGATATAGAAGAGAATTCAAGCGGCACTAGCACTAGAAACGGTAAGAAAGTTTATTTCGCCAACATAAAAGGGCGCGGTACGATTTTCTCCGAAGACATCGACGTGGTTAACAGCGTTGTTAACGACAACGGTTCTGATTCCTCAATTGGCGCAGCGCTAGGTTACAGCGCGACAAAAGCACCGACAGAGAACGCGACCACTGTTGTGCAGGTGCTCGACGCGAAGGGCGAGGTTATTTCTGAAGAGCTTACTACGCAGGAAGGTTTGCCCGCCGCCAGAGTAGCTGCTCAGAATATAGCAGGTTCGAAAGGCAAGATTGCGGAACTTCCGCTAGCACAAGCGCAAGAGCAAAGAGCGCAGCGAGTCGCGGCTGAAAGAGGCCGCAACATGACGATTGATCCAGATGAAGCGGTAGACCCTAACGAGCAGTCGCAGCCTGAAGCGACCGCGCAGGACATGGGCCTTACGGAAGCTGAGCCTATTCAGATAGAACTCACCGAAGATGGCAGAGAGCAGCAGACCTATCAGCCTAAACAAAGCGCGGATCAGATATTCCCCGAAACGGAATCTCTCCGCCGTGAATATGAGAATACGTTTAATAAGACAGTTAATTGGTCAACTAGCCCCCTTGGGTTGGCGAGCGATTCGACTTTAAGAAAAGTAAACAAGCTCCAGTCAGTAAATCCTGAATCGCAAGTTGAGCTAGTGCTCGGTGACGATAATCGATTCCGTATTGAGATGACCAGCTTAGGCGGTGACCTTTATACAATCCAAGACAAGGGCGGCAACCAACGTCGTCTACCACTTGGGCAGTTTATCCAGGAGTCTATTGCACGCGCGTCACGTAGAAGTAAATTCAGCAAGGATGCCGGCGTGTCAGTGGTAGCGGTCGACGAAGACGGGACAGTTACAGAAGAATTTGCCGTTAACATTGCAGACATGATCGCGGCGGGAAAGAGGATCAACGAGACAGAACTCGGTGGCTCTTTTGAC